CAGTAACGTGAATATCAGTATTGTTGAGCCACCAAAGGATTTGTCGTTTGGTAACTGCGGAACGTGAGTCCCGCAGTTCTGGATTATCGGTAGGAAGAAAGCTTGTTATATAAGCAGCAAAGCTCATTGCTTTTCCTTTTCTTATTTCTTTTCCGCTAGTTCATGTTCAACCATACGAGTATTCGATGGGTTATGGCCCTGCATGATGAGGATATCATCTCGAATGTTTTGGTTGCGCTTTTCCTTATGGAATACACCGGTGAATGAGTTTGTCATCGTTGTAGTGTAATAGGCAAATGGATTCTGACTGCGCGATTCATCAAACTTCAAGCCGACTTGGATCAGCTGAAGCAATGACTGACTCTTCATTTCCTCAAGGTAAGAATATCCACGCCAGTTTGGCTTTTGAGAATAACGATCCACAAGCTTCATATACATACGAGCAAGACGGTCCGTAATATTACCGTGATCCATGCAGAAAGAACCGTTATCAAAACCACCCTTCCAATGTGAACGACCAACTTCTACGAATGAAAGCTTTGTCGTATCAACGGATTCAGCGTGGTTGTCACCATCATATGTGAGCTTGAAATGCTTGAACGGTGGGAAGTTTACCTTCAAACGGCATTCATCCTCAAGTTTTTGTGATGGCTTTAGGTCTTCTTCTGGGAGTAACGGAATATGTTTATCAGTCATCAAACGTATTATGATGGAATCAACTGGAATCTCAGTAAGTTCCACAGCATCAACTTTAATCTGATGAGCCTTAAGACCTTGATTTTTAAGAACTAACTTGGCTTGTTGAACTTGATTGGCCGCACGTTTTGCACGGGCCTCGTTAATGAGTTCTTCGGTGACTTCAGTAATGTCACGCACGATCACGTCGTAAGCAGCGAACGCATCGTCTACGAAATAGCAATAAGATTTCTTGCTAAGATGAATCTCATGCAAGAGTTCCTTATTGGAAAGAAAATTGACCTTGGCCATTGTGCCCCTTTTTATTATTCTTTTTATAGAGCAAATTATGCGTTTTCGCACATTTTTGACTTGATTTAGTTATAGCTTCCACGTTATACGATACGAGTCCAAATGTCAATTTTGGTGTGATTTAAAGTAGTTGTTTATGATAATCATAAATATGGTAGAGGTAAAAGACCATGTATGATGTTGCACTCAGTTTGGGTCGTTATAATCCTCCTACACTCGGACATTTTGAGAGTCTGAAGGCTCTCAAATCTCAAGCAAATGTTTTGGGTGTTCGAGCTGAGGTGTTTGTCATCGAAGGTGAACAGACATCCAAAGATAAGCAAAAGAACCCATTGAGTGCAAAACAACGTGTGGAAATCCTCAAAAGTTGGTTTCCTGATATCCATTTTGATGTCGCTAGTTCTGCATATGAAGTGATGGAAGTCCTTCAAGTACAAGGCAAACGACCAAAAATATGGGTAGCAGGAACTGATCGGGTACCACGTTATAAGCAACTACTGGCTTATTCGGGATTTGATAATTCTCGAATAGTAGAGCTGGATCGCATAGCAGGTAAAGCAGCAGGTGTAAGTGCAACCAAGGCACGTGCTGCCGCAGCAAAAGCAGATCTAAATGAGTTCCTTAATATGATGCCCGAAGACGTTAACCGAGAATCACTCATCCAAGTGTATGAGTGCGTCAGAAAGGCATTACAAGAGGATGGCTCAGGATAACAAAAATTATGATATCGTTCAGCTAAGTGAGTCTGAGTGGGGCGTCCAATATGTGAATGGCCCTTTAATTTCGGGATTCTCAGATCGACAAGTTGCCCTGGATTATGCTTATGATGCAGCTCAGGCTCCCGAAATAGATGCTCCCGTCCAAAATGAAACCGATCCACGTAACCTAGATGAGGCAATGATTGTCGCACAGGCACGTCGTGATGACTATCGAAATTTCATTGGTGAAAATCCAACAGCCAGCGAAGAACAAAAAGACGCTATGATAGCCGCTATTGCTGCGGCAGATGCTTATGTGAGTGAGTATCAATATCAGATGGAGATCGCACGTAGAGAAGCCGATTCACTAGCTGATACTGCATTTCTAGATTATGAAATTATGATAACAAATGCTGAACGACAGCGTGATGCTCGGGCACGTGAAGCTATTGCTTTGCGTTTAAATCCACAATCAACACCCGTAGAAATCCGCCAAGCAGAAGAAGCAGCATTTGATGCCGAACTATACTATCAAAGTCTTCTTAAGGAACTAGATAGTAAAATTGCGGAAATATACGATAATACACCAAACAGCTTGAGTTTGTATAGCGGAGGAACTCGTTCTTATGTTAGTTTTGGTGGACAAGTTAATACAATCAATACAGATCTAAATGCGGGTCTTGACGGCGTGCTTGATGTTATTAGAAATACTTTAAATCCAGATTTTGGATCGATTACACGTAATGGTCTAGGTGATGCAACTCGCGCAACTGGTTATGGTACTACACAATACTCTGGTTCAACTGTTTATGATACATCAGTAGGCGTAACTAAAGTCAGTGATGGTGCGGATCAACGAGTCAAATTACGACCGAAACCTTCACAACAAAGCGCTATGTTTAATGGCATCCTCGAACCGCTAAAAGAAGCAGGCGGATTAGTATTCCCATATACACCACAAATTACAATGCGTGGTTCAACCAACTATAATACGCTATCAACGGTTCATGCAAACCAGGATTGGCACATTTACCAAAATACACCAAGTATTGATCTAACAATTCAGGGATTGTTTACAGCACAGAATGAAGTAGAGGCTCGTTATATGCTTGCAGCTTTGCACTTCCTGCGAGTATGTACGAAAATGCATTTTGGTTCTGATGATGCTAATAGAGGTCTTCCACCACCTCAGGTTCTACTAGATGGTTATGGTCCTTACATGTTTAATGGACTTAGCGTGATCATTAAAGATTATGATATGGAACTAAACAATAATGTGGACTATGTTAGTGTCCAAGCAGGTAATGGTGAAAGTAAACTACCAGCCGTTACAACAATTAGTGTTAATCTAACTGTGCAACAAACACCAAAGAAAGCAAGAGAATTCAACTGGGATAGTTTTGCTAGTGGGGAGCTTATGCAGAAAAAGGGATGGCTATAATGGCAAAAGTAAAATATGCAAGTGGTTCTCCTTATGTAGCAACTGATCAAACAAGTTGGTATCTAGATAATCTAACCTATCGAGAAATACTTGAGGATCCTTCCGACAAATATATTGTGATTAGTCCAAAGGATGAATTCCGCCCTTATAACCTGGCCTATGAGTTATATGGTTCAAAGGATTACTGGTGGGTATTCCAAACTATGAACATGAATATTATTCGTGATCCAATTTATGATTTCAAAGCAGGCATTCGTCTTCGTGTCCCAACAAAAGATCGTGTAGTTAGTAATATTAAAGCGGTGAAATAATGGCAATGGAATTCTCCCCAAATGAAATTCTAACTGGCGACACACAACAGAAAGTTGTTAGCCAGATCCAAGCCATCCCTAATCCCATGGGCAATGTTGAGCAACCAAGTTATCATTGGAAACTTTCGATGGGTCCTGATTTGGGTAATACAACCGTAGGTAATGTTATTATTGCTGAGACTGGTCTTACTGGTTTCAATATTGTTGATATCCAAATTGAATCCATTGTTGCTCCAAATTTTCAAACAAAGAACATGGGTTCGAATAAATTTACGATTACAATTTCTGAACCCGCAGGTATGTCATTTCCCGATAAACTAATCTTGTCAGCAAAATACTTAGGTGTTCATAATTTTATGAAATGTCCGTATTTACTAAGTGTGGATTTCATGGGATATGATGAGAATGGTGCACCTGCTCGTCCCACCGGTACAACTTGGGTGTGGAAACTTCTTGTTACTAGTTTGAAAACTGATTTGGATGCAACAGGTGGTCGACATATTATTGAAGCAGTTGGCTATGATGATCTCGGAACATTTAACCAGTTCAGCTTGCTTGATGTTCCTATGAATATCGATGTTACCAAGAAAGAGGGTAAAGTCGGTGATGTGATGCAGGAACTTGCAAAACAAATCAACGAGAATATCAAAAAGCGATATAACGTCAATAACGGTGGTAAAGCTCCGATTGAAATCGAATTCAAAGATGTTCCATATCAAAATAGTTCGGGATCTCCGGTAGCTCGTCCGTTCGATCATAAAATCATGCGCGATACAAAGCATTTGGATTCTTCACGAAATCAAGGTAAGATGCAGGCTGCTCGTGGTAATGATATCGGTCGTATTGTTGATTATATTTTGAGCGCCAGTGAGACAGCAACCGCACTTATCAATCCAAGTGATTCCCCAGTTGAGAATAACTCTGAAACAAAAGAATTCTCAACAATGCATAGGATTGAATGTGAAATTGAAAACACTGATTATGATTTAATCTCTCAAGAATATATCCGTAAGCTTACATTCTGGGTAGTACCACATGATACTGTTCGCGCTGTGAACAGTCCGAGTGGTCAAAATCAAGCATTTGAGAATGGACGTAAAAAGCTTAACTTTGCACTTGCCAATAATTATTTGAAGAAAGAATACAACTATCTTTATACGGGTGATAATACAGAGATATTGGATTTCAATATTAATTTGAATTTCGTATTTAACGTTGCAAGTTCATTGTATAAGGGGTATTTGAGTACGGAAAACTCTTCTCCGGGTAGACAGTTTGATCCTGATAATTACTTACAGCAGACAAACAACACGAACTGGTTATCTAATACTCCGGGTCAAGAAGTAGTTGGTCAGATTCAGGGCCCACAAAATAGAGCCGTGCTTGCAGAGGATTTGAGCTCTGAGGTGGTTTTCTACCCGATGAGTTTCGTACAGGATGGTAATGATTCACGACAACAAGTGAACCAATCCATCGAAGCTTCTAACTTACGAACACGCAGTATCTACGGCACAATTTTGAATCAGCTATACGGGACATTTGATGGAAACCTACAAAGTGTAGAATTGACAATTCGTGGTGACCCATACTGGCTTGGCCGTACAAATGCAGAACCAATTATATCTCCGAGTACAGATGAAAAACCAAACTTCTCCAATGGTGATCATATGTTTTTATTGAAGTTCATGTTGCCGCAGGGCTTTGATGATGAAGGAAAGCCAATTTTGAATCTAACGGATACCTATTCGGGATTCTATGCTACATATAAAGTTTTACATCGTTTCACAGACGGGCAATTTACACAAATACTTTCGGGTGTTCGTATTCCAACAATGTCCGTTGCTAAACTAATGGGTGCACAATAATGACAAACGGTTATAATACAACCTTTAGTACACCAACAGGTTATGCACAGGAACCTTCGGGTCGTGCAAATCTATACAATCAGACCTATATTGGATTTGTCCGAAAAGTTGAGGATGACATCCGAATGGGACGTTTGAAAGTTTGGATACCTGATTTGGGTGGAGATTCAGATACTGAAGATACTTGGTACACAGTAAACTATTGTAGTCCATTTGCTGGAGCCACTCCGATTAAGAAATTCGAGAACAATCGAGATTCTGCATGGAAGGAAGGCAACGTTAAGGACGGTAAGAAATATACAGAATCTCAGGTATCATATGGATGGTGGACAACACCACCTGATATTGATAATGAAGTTATCGTAATGTTTGTTAATGGTGATCCAAATAAAGGCATCTACATTGGCTCCCTTTACAAACAGTATATGAATCATATGGTTCCTGGCATTCCCGTTGCAGATTCCTTTGATGAGGGATCATGTGGTGTTGAAGAGCCACCAACAGGCGAATATAACAAGTTTAGTGAAATTGGAAATAACGACAATCCAACTCGTCCACGTTTTGATCCACTTCATGATGGTCTCACGATGCAAGGGCTTTATACGGATACCCAACGTGGTACAGCAACTAGTGGTGCACGACGTGAGGACGCACCAAAGGTTTATGGTTTGTTGACACCCGGTGGTTCCCAAATCTATGCCGATGATAATGAAGAAAACGAATTCATTCGTTTGCGAACCAAAAGTGGCGTACAATTATTCATACATGAGACTTGTGGTTACATTTACATGAATACAAAACGAGGTAACTCGTGGGTTCAAATCTCCGACGATGCTATTGATATGTATACCAGTAAAACATTTAATGTCCACGCCGGTGATGGTATCAATTTGCATTCGGATAAAGATTTCAACATCCATGTAGGTGGAAATTTCAACACCTTCGTCGAGGGAGATACTCGTATTGGAACTGTTGGGCTATTTGATCAACTTACTGGTAAAGATCACAAATTGGATATCGGTGGTGCGTATCATAGTACGATTGAGAAAAATCGAGCAATCGAAATTAAGGGTTCTGATTCTCTTGAGGTTGGTGGCAATCTAACTTATCATAGTGGAGCAGAGCTAACCCTTGAGGGTGATTCATTATTCCATGTTGAAGCGGGTCGTGTCCGTATTGATAAACATGAACCGACAAATGATCCAGAGCCGCCAGCGGAGGCGACTATTAAGGATCCTTGTGTGTTGCCGGATCGTGAGCTTACAGAGTGTTATCCAGCTATTGAACGTGAATCAGTAGTTACTCGTTTGCCGACTCATGAACCATTCGAAGGCCATTCTTATATTTG